TAGCGATACGTCGACTTACCTCTTCCGACCTCGTTACGGGGTCGGACCCATCCAGATAGCCGCTAGGCAGTCTGGAAACTCTCGTATTCACTTTGGGCTTGGAGGTCCGAGGTGAATAGAAAAGACGAGAGCCCGAGCTAGAGAGATAGCCACCACAAGCAAGCATCATTCCGTAAGGACCTTCATAGAAGACCTTTGGAAGACGAGTGCTTAGGTATTTATACTCTCTGCTGACCAGAGAAGTCAAAATCCCCTGATCGGGGTTATGCCACTCTGGTATGAAGAAAGGACCTCTACGAAGCCATTGAAGCAACTGCCTGTATGTCCTGACGGGAACGAAGAAGTTCCTAGCAGACCACACGAGCAGCTGATTCGCAGCAACGTAGATTTCAGGGTCGGTTGCGAGACTTCTAACATAGAAAGGCGTTACATCATAGCCTTCCATGTAGTCGCCGCCGCAACTCTCTCTGAATGGTCCGTCTCTATAAGATTTGTCATGGTTAATGACAAACCCGGCTTGCCCAAGTACCTCACATACACCGTCGTACTCAGCGGATTTGACAATAATGTCATCTCCAAAAACAGCGGTTTGTGACCAATCCATAAATAGGTTTGGTCCGCCATTCTGAGCACGATAAGCGTATATGAGCGAGATGACTATGAGTGTCATCAAGGGGAAAGTAAAACCATTCCCCATGGTGGAAATCATATTCAAATCAACTCGGGTACCGTCGACCTCGATGACCGGACTCCTGACTTTCATCAGGAAATCAAACCATCTGGTCGGCATAAGCCTACGTACAAGATCGATTGAGATCATATCTGAGGCCGAGCTCAAGTCAATAGTCGCGAGACTATTGGTAATTGAACCGGTCATAGCTAACAGTTTATTTCTTGGCTGTTGGCTACGAATGTCGCAACCGATATAGCGGAGGATACCTTCGAGATGATGACCACCAGCAAGCTGGACGGCCATGTTCCCGGAGGGTTCGATCGCTATTGTACGTACAGAGTCTTCATTTTTCGGTACTGTAGTCAGTCTTGAACCGTAGATTAGGGTGACTCCAGACTCTTTCTTAAGACCATCGTTGGTCGAAAGGTAGAAATTCGAAGCCCTAAGGTTACGTACATACGGCTCACACAGAGCTGTTGAAGTCATAGGCTGACCAATCTTGACTGCGGTGTGAGAACCGGAAACGCCATTACTGGCGCCCGGTCCGAAACGCCACGAGTCAAGCAGCCTAGAACTATCAAATGCCACCTGGATATTCAGGTCACTCAGAGTCGAAAAATAACGTTCGGCCATTACAGTTATGTAGTGGCGAGCGTCACGCTCAACCTGAGGGTCCAGCGAAATAGAGAATTTGCCTACGGTTTTATTCGTAAGTAAAAACTTTTCCTTCGCCAGGGCATCTAATGACGGGTTAACAAAGCCCGCACGCTTTCGCATACGCGAAAGTAAGCGATCTCTAGAATACGGATGTACTCTTCGAGACTGCTTCAGCTCTTCTGACAGGAGTGTGAAGAAGACGTTAAGTCTATCTTCTCTTTCCGATTGCCTCATGAAACAACTCCCAATGAGGATGGATCAAAAACGTCAAATGATGTTCAGAAGAACATCAGATGATACCGGACAAGATCGTGTCGGCGATTCCCGAAGCCTGGGCCCAGCCCACACCGAAGTGTGCACTGACCATGGCTTTGAGATCCTCCGGCTCGTACGTGTCCGTGCCAGCCGGGACTTCAATGACGGTCGTAATACGAGCCGTCATGGAGACCTGGTTGGCAGCCGGCAGAGCACCCTTTCTCGTAATGAGCTTGTAGGTGTTCAGCGGCACGTTCTTGATCACACCCGTCACAGGGTTTGCCTGAGGAAGCACACGCAGGTTCTGCGGACGGAAGAACGAAATCGAAAACGGTTTGGAAACCGTGTTCGTATCGACCCCCGTCTGAGTTCCACCGAGAGCAGTAACGGCATATTGCTTGCCGTTAATGTTCGGCGCCACATCAGTGGTGAGCGTGTACGTCGGGCTGGTGAAGCCAGTTACGGCTGCACCAGTGACAGGGGATGAAGGAGCAAAGGACATAGTAAGTCCAATTCACAAGATCACTATCCCTAGAAGCGAATGCTAGATAGGGCCCTTACTCGATTGTACTTTTTCAGATCGAAACCCTTTGGAAGGGGCTTCTTACCGTCTAAGTTGACGTTCGGAGCAAGAAGACTAGTGAGGTTAAGCAGTTTATTCACTGCCGATTTCCCAATCTCGTCAGCGGTTTTGAAGCGCAACGATCTATGGGGGATGGAAGAGAGCGCTGTTCTCGAAAAGTAGACATACTTAAAGAACGGCCGCTGATTTACCTTGTATGGTGGACCCTCGTTCGCAATGCGAGCTTGGATACCATCACCAGGGTGTTCAGAACGGCTATACCTAAGTGTGCCTTCTAAGGTATAACGCTTATTCAAGCTGACATAAATAGTACTACCAGGAGGTAGCACAAATGTGTCATCGAGGTAAGCGCCAACTGTGGTAAAGTAATCGATGAGCCATGAATAGGGAACCAATTCCCAGATAGAACTGGGTAGAGATTCAAAATTCAAGCCAAATTGATCACTAATACCATAGTTATTCGCAGTGAGAAAGTTAAAATTCACACCTGCGACATACCTATACGACAGAGTATTTAGACCCTCAAAAAGGTTCAAAGTGTCGAAACCATAAAGGTGTACGGCCCCTTGAGTCTCGTTGGAGATCCACTGCTTTGTCGCCGAGCCATGAATAACCTTGGTGAACCCGCCCGACTTATTGTTAAGATAGGTCGAGATGGAATCAGCAATATTGTTCATGTCCGATACGAAAGGCCTAACCCCAAAGCTGAAGTTAAGCCACGCGTCGGAAGCGTATTTAAACGCTGAGCGCCCCTTAGTTTTCTTTATTTTGACAAGTGCGTTGACGAGATCAGTAGCCATGCTTGCTGATGCGTGAATCATATCGCGCATTTCGCGGAGCTCGACTACTGGGACCATCAATTTCACTTGATCAATGTTCCCGTTCAACTTATTCTTCAATCTCGACAAGGCGAGGTCCATGATAGCAGAATCATCGGCGGAATTGATCGAATTATGGCCAAGCACTGTACGGTTAGTAGAGTGCGCAGTCACAACAGCGATATTTCCGACACGGGAGACGCTATCAGCGAACCAACCAAGAGGTCGATATTGAAAACGAGCCATCTCATAATTCGAAGTGGCATCTTGTCGACGAGCTACTTTTGCCTTCCAATCCTTGTTGGACTGTTGAGTGTAGATCGCACTCCCGAGAGAAAATAAGATGGGCCCAGTACCATCGAGTTGCACGACTCCAGGATCTCTGGAATCGACATACGATGACAACTGGTAACCAGGATATTTATCCGGGATGGTGATCTTCACGACAGCACTCCAAGGACAGTTGACAACGTACCAAATAAAGCGGTACGTAGAAGGTCACTTTCTTAGGTGGTCAATTATTTCAGTAACCATAACCTCGCAACGCGCGAAAATCTCTTCATAAGAGTAGTACTCGAACAAGGGTCTGACCAGATAGGGCACGGAAAAACCGAGCGAAATCTGGAGAGATTCCAAATAAGAGTAGAACTCGAAGAGAAATCGACGCTTGAGGTCAAGGCGCCTGTCCATAATTGACTCCTTAGGAAGG